AACTACACGTCCGACCAATCACCCGTCCGCTATGCGTCCCAAGCGTTACCGTCACCGCGTACACGGTGCCGGCAATCCCTCCCGTAAGCCACAGGATCGCCTGGTCACCATCGGCGCTCGTGGATTGAACACTCAAATCCCCCGGATTGTTGGGGATAATGAAAACGTCCACGGTTGCAATCGAATCGCCTTCATTGCCGGCAACCGCCTCGGAGATATCAAGCACATAGTCCAGCGTATCACCCGGATCCTTCACCGGCCACGCTTGCGGAGGCTGCAAATATTGCAATGCCCCGCGCGGCACCATTCCAAAACCATCCACCGAAATCACACGCGCCGTGGATGGTATCCAGGTATAGTTTGCAGGCGTTCCCATGCCAATTTCCTTGCCGGTCAATAGCAGGCAGTGATGCAGCGAGCCATATCAATACTCCAGCAAAACCACGCCCGCGCCACCCTGCCCGCCCAGGCCACTTCCAATACCGCCCGCACCGCCACATCCAGGCAGCGATGCTGCATGGCCGTCGGTTAACGTTCCGCCGCCCGCCACGGCCGCCTCAGCGCCGGAACCGCCATAGGCACCTCCGCCCTTGCCACTCACCCACACGTTGCCCGCGAGAAACGCGCTGCCGCCCGCCTGACCGACAAACGCAACGCTCCCACCTGCGCCGGCACCACCTGTCGCGCCGCCACTACCACCCGTGTTCGCGCCCCCATTGGCGCCTGCTTGGCCGCCCGAGGCAGATGTAAGATTCCCAAAACTGGAATTTCCACCATTGGTCCCCGCACCGGCGCCACCATTCCCTACGGTAACGAAGTAGCTTTGGCCCGGCGTCACACCGCAGTAAGCCTCAACGTAGCCGCCGCCTGCCCCACCGCCGCCTGCACCACTAAACCCGGCGCCGCCGCCGCCGCCGCCGCCCCACACACGGACCTTCACGGTGCTGACCCCCGCAGGAACACTCCAATTGCCTTGGTTCGCCGGCGTGAAAACCGTTATCCTGCTGGCACCGGGCGAAAGCTGCGGCAACTTCCAGGATATAAAGGGTGCGTCAGCCAAAGTTGTAATGTTAGCCGCAGTGATCGCCGTCTGCCCCGTCGTCACGGTAATTGCGTAAAGTCCAATCCAGCCGGCATCCACATTCGGTAAAAGTTGCGTGCCCGCACCTCCTGGCGCACCGGCTTTCAACTGAAACTGCACCGACTGCAGTCGCTGCGTATTCTGTGGCACACCACTATTGCCCGGCCCACTATACGGCATTCCGGGACTGGCCGCATTATAATACGGCAAAATCACCGGGGAGGCATCGTTTTCAAGAAAGCTGGCCTCGAGCAAATAGTCGATCGCCTCACCCGAAGCCGTCGGTGCGGTCAGAACAAAGCTGGCGGTGCCAACGTTAACCCCCATTTTGAGTAACGGCTCGGTGGGTTGCGCTGGCAATGAGCCGAACGCCAAGGTATCCACGACACCGAATTGGGTCACGCAACCTGGCCCGACAGTCACCGACATGGAAGCGGGCTGCGTCGCTGCGCATGCCAGACCATCTGCGACCATACCCGTACCCAGCGTCGCCTGGGCCAGATACCCAAGCGCCACCATCACATTGCGCTCGAGATTTAATATATCTGTATCGAGCGGAATTCCACCCGGATAGACAATTTGCCGGTCCACGAGCATACAATCCTTCAATAATACGTTTTTTTGACCGTAATACAGCAGCCGAGTGATCTAACTCGCCAGCCGGCACCAGGCCACCGTGCCCGCCGGCAATAACGGTGGCACAGCGGCATAGATCTGCGCGTCGGAAATACCCGTTGTTTCCATGCTCAGACTTCCATAAACAGGAATGCCGCCCTCACCATATCCGGCAATATAAGCGATCCCCCCGCCGCGCGGGCGATAAATTGTCAGAAACACCTGATAGGGCAGGCTCAGATTGCCCCAACCGCCAGCCTGGCCATAGCCCGCGCCACCCACGCTATAGCCACCGGTATCCGTGCTGCGCGCGGGCTCGAACACCACCGGCAGCCGGCCGGTCAGTTGCGTCAGGCCCAATGTCACTGCTGCCCGCGTCGCGCGGCCACGCAGCAATTCATGGCAAATCCGAACGCGAAATGCCGGATCGCCTTCGCCGGGCATACGACTCAGCGCCACACCGAAAAAATCATCGCTTGCGGAATCCAAAAACATCCCGACCGCGGTTCGGATTCGTGACTGCTGGACTACAAATTGAATGAGTTCATAGACCGCCGCCATCGCAGCGCCAAACCCGGCGAGCACAGCGTTGAGTATGGGCGGCACGTCTGCAAACCAGTTGCGTGGCAGCAATGCAAGCAAGCGGCGCGCCATATCCTGAATCGCGCCCACCATCAACTCACCGTCACGCTGGCTGGCAACAACACACCATTGGCAGGCGCCACCACGTCCATCGCCGCGCCGTTAATCAACGTCGAGGTCACACTCAACACGCTTGCATCTACACCGTGCGAAATCGCATCAATCTTCGATATCGCAAGGGTGCCTCCTACCGGCAAACCCGCCAACCATGCCAAAATGGCGGCTTGCGCCTTGGCAGCCACCGCTGCATGAGTCAATGAACTGGCGGTTTCCAGCGTGACAACCACGGTCACTTCCGTAGTATTCGGCCCCGTGACGCTGTATGTCGAGCCGATAGGCCTCACCGCGTCGACGTTAGCCTGTACTAGCGTCAAGAGTCCTAAACTCGGATATCCACTGCCGTCATCAACGACCACACAGAAATTGCCGGGCTGTGGCTGTCCCTGTGGCGACTGATTTTCCACTATCGCATAACGCAGCCCCTGCTGAACACTTGTAATGGCAAACGCCACCGCTCCACCCGTCGCCAGCGACCGGCTATTGATGTAAAGCTGAAACCGTATACGTAACGCTGCGTCGCTCTCGGCGTCGGCGCCGCCAGCAAATCCAACAGAGTTCGTCACCGTATCCACGCCAGCAATGGGTGCGGCAATCAAACCGATCGCTCCGGCCAGAATATTACCGTTCGATCCGGCCACCGCGGCGGCTACAGGCACCGCCACGCTCAACAGCGAGGGAGCCAAATTATATCCGGTGCTACCATTCCATGCAGGGTTGCCGGGCACCGCCGCTACCACAAAGCCCTCTGAGGCATCCAACGTTAAAACTGTTGTGCCCACAGGGATCGTGGAAAGCACGCCGGCCGTATAACGCGCGAACGTCACCGTGCCAGCCGCTGTGGAGGCCGGCAGTCTTGTCAGTGCAAAATCCGCCATCCAACTGTCCAAATCCGGCCCCTGGCTTGTCGCTGCTCGCGTCGCTGAAAGAACTTGCAGAATCATCCACTGCAGCCACAGCGCCACGCCCGCGCACGCCTCCATCAACGCGCGTAATACGCTTCCCACTGAAAAGTCCAGAAGTTGCGCAGCGGCCCCCTGCACGCCAGCCGCCATCTGCTCCAGCATAGCCGAGAACGTTTGAACCGGAATCTGCATGTTACGTGCCCACCGTGAATGTCAGCGCCTGTGTCGTATTCGTAACTGCATCTGTATATGTAATGTCCGCCAGTATGGTATCTCCAGCCAATGGCTGGGCGCTCACCATCGGCAACGGCTGCTGGCACACCGATGCCTCATTGAGCAGTTGCGCGTAGATCACCCCCGCCGCTACCCGCGCGACGTTCGCCTGCCCCACGAACTGGCCCAGCCCGGCGCCGTAGCCAGGCTGCCAAATATAGTCCGTTGCATTTGTCAATAATCGCCGCAAGACCCTCTGTTGGCTAAGTGCGCCGCCATTGGCAAGCAAGAGATCACCAGTCGGGCCAACACAAAGATCAGACCCCCACGGCAAGGCTATGTCTGGCATCCTGACGCTCCACACTAGAGAAAGACATATGCCGAGTGCCGTGCCGGCGCAGTTTATGCTTGCGGTGTAGCCGGATCGGTTGAGGGCGGATGGGTATGCATGTTATAGTCATTTCGAAGCTTCGAGAGCTTCCCCTGCGCATCGGAGACGTCGCCACTTACCACAATGCTTCCATGGTGGGTCCACGTTCCAGCGCTGCTCTGCATCGACCCGTCATTATGCAACTTCAAATAGGAACCGCTCGAATGCACCAGCCAGAATTCACCACTCGGTGCCGCCGGCGGCGGCGTTGCCTGAGACCATAGCCGGCCGATAATCAGCCCCTGTTCCGCGTCTCCTTCTTGCCAGAGGACAATGACCTGATCGCCCGGCGTTGGCGCACAAGCCACCCCCCAACCGTTACCCACCCACGCGGCTGCAATCGGCAACCAGCCGGAAAGTAGTCCCTCCGGTTGCACCATCACACGCGCCGTATAGGTGGCCGGATCAACCGAGCTCACGGTCGCCAGGCGAGGCTGTGCCCAACCCTGATCCAATTGCGTTGCGTGTGATTTCACCAGATTCAGGAAGGTGTCCATGGCAAGCTCCGTGCTACCACACTCTGTGAAAATCCGGCATCAAACGAAATCCGCCGTTCTACCTCAACGATCTCGTAAATGCCGTCAAAATTGCTGCCGGTCTGCGCAAGCATCATGGTGGTCCTCGGCATCGTCACCAGATCGCCAGGTGCTTCATACATAATTTCGCTCGCGTGCGCCGAAAGCTGCGCCAGGGTTTGCTGCGCTAACGTCATCGCATCTTGTGTTGAGAGATTGGGCCTCACCGCAGTCAGGGTCATGCCAGACGAACTGCTGGCGCTATTGGTCGCCGACTGCGTAATAATCTGCTGGCTCTGACTGTTCCAGCTCTTGACAACGATATTCACTCCGGCCGCCAAGTCGAGAGCCTGCCGCATTCTTAAACCGCTGCATGTTGCAGGAACCACCACACTGCCGCTCGCCGCCGGCGCCCGCGGTTGAAAATTCAGCGTCGTTCCTGCTACCCAAACATCAAAACCCGCTTGGTCCGCCATCCACGTCAACACATCCCATTCGCTCGTCGCGCGCGCGTGTTGATTCAATGTGTTTCGCGTGTGCCCGGATTGGTAATATCGTCCGACCAGGCTGCTCGTCGCCGCCACATTCGGTGTCAATCCATGGCGTCCAGCCAGAAGCTCGGCAATGCCGCCAGCAGTCTGGTTATCGAACGTTTCCCCGGTCTGCGCCGAAATCAACAGCGCCGTCAGATCGCGGCCATGCAGCATCACCTCGCCGCGTATCGGATCCAGTTCCACGCTATCAGCGTGCCCGGTGATCAGACTTACCTGAGCCCCATCCATCGTCATCTGGATTTCCACCAATACGGGCAGGGTGGTCCAGAACGCTGCGTCAACAGCCGAAAATGCCAGCCGCACCGAAAACCGATCCGCGCCGAGAAAAGCGCTGCTTTGCACCTCCGCAGCAATCGGCGCCGGCAGCGCCGCCCCGTTTACCAGCACAGTCAGCCGCGGCTGACGAACCGCGTTAATATCCAAAGCCACCACCCGCCGATGGATCAACCGGCGGGATCACCAAAGTAACTACTCCCGCGAGCCAAGGGTCTGCGACGCCATTCAGCACTGCAATCCGGTTCCATTGCGTGGCGTCACCAAGATAATTGCAGGCCAGCCCGAAAAGTGTGCCGCCCGTTACCGTCAAAGTTTGCATCAGCTCCCCGCATTCGCCAAGTTTATCGCCGCCCGTGCAATAAAGCCGCGCGCCGCCGTAAGCCCCGCCAGGTTTCCAGCCGATGCGACAATATCCGGCACACCAATGGCCGCCATGCCAGCATCAGCCGCAATGATGCCGCTCTCAACCGCTGCCTGAGACGCGGCGAGCGCGGTAGTTGCGGCAGCATTCGAAGGTGTTCCGACAGTCAATGCACCAGGGCCCCGCACAGCCGATATTACGGTCGTCACACCAAAAAACGCGGCGGCAGCCGTTAGGTCGGCCGTGATCAATGGCAATATCG